AGAGTCTGGACACAGGAACTAAATAAAGAGTTTAGTTTAGATAGTCAATGTAAGTGCCGACATCTTCACGGTCATGAAGCCACAGTTGATGTTACTTTAAGATCAAATGAATTAGATAAGTCTGGTATGGTTACAGATTTTAAACATTTGAATTGGTTAAAGCAGTGGTTAGATAACTATGTGGATCATAAGTTTATCATGGATAAAAATGATCCTTTATTTACCACAATGTTTAAATTAAACAGAGATGATGTTTCATTGGTTCCTGTTAATGTAAAAGGATATGTAGGATATGTTTTTGAAAAGAGAGATAAAGAAGAAGGTTATTTGTCAGAATATTATGAAGGATTTTTTATTGTAGATTTTCCACCTACCTCAGAAAATCTTTCTAAATGGATTTATGAATTTGCAAAAATTAAAATGAAACCACTTTGTGAGGTTTCAAGTGTGACTTGGCATGAAACACCAAAGAGTGTTTCTGTATATCGTGGAGGTGTGTGAATGGATATAACAAAAGTAGCAAAAGTATCAGAAATTATGTTGAATAATTTTAAAAGAGATAATGTTAAACATTTAGCAAATGATAATATTGCTGATCATCTAATAGATAAAGAAAGAGAAGAAATTGAAAACGAAGTAGCAGAAGCATTTCAAGGTGTATTGAAAGCACTTGTTATCAATACAGAAGATGATCATAATACAAAAGATACAGCTAAACGCGTTGCTAAGATGTATGTTCAGGAAATCTTTAAAGGTCGTTATACAAAACCACCTAAGATTACAGCATTTCCGAATGCGAAACAATATGATCAATTATACATGACAGGACCTATTAGTATTGATTCAACTTGTGCTCATCATTTTCAACCGATTAATGGTAAATGTTATATTGGTATATTTCCAGGTGAAAAGGTAGTAGGTCTTTCAAAGTTTAATCGTATGGTTGATTGGATTGCTTCAAGACCACAAATCCAAGAAGAAATGACGGAACAAATTGCCGATATGATTGAAAAGGAAACAGGGGCAAAAGGTGTGGCAGTTATTATTAAAGCAGAACATTTTTGTATGACAGCTCGTGGCGTCAAAGAACATGAAAGTGATATGTTGACATCGGTTGTTCGGGGAGTATTTCGTGATACACCAAATATTAAAAGTGAATTTTTCTCACTTTTAAATAATATGAAAGGGATGAAATAATATATGAAAGATGCTATCTATATACCAGCTTATAGTGATGGTCTAATGACCTTTTTAGAAAATGATGATAAACATATTAGAGAAGTTTATCAACCTGATTATGATAAAAAGAAATCATTTAGGATTTATAATGAAGATTTTGACTCATACTATAATAGAAAAGATTTTGAAGCAGCACATTATATGTTGGTGTCTGCTGGTGTTCAATATAAACGTGATGATTTGAGAAGTAAAATTAATGCAGATAAGGCAACAGTTTTTATTGATAGTGGTGGATATCAATTAGCTCAACAAACAGTAAATTATAAAACATATACTGATAAAATTGCATTAGAATGGAGTGAAAAGAATGGTGATATATTTCCAATATTAGATAGACCAACATTTTCTCTTGGTATGATGCGAGATGGAAAACCTGTTTCACCTTATAAAGACTATCAAGAATGTTTAGATTTATCTGTTAATTCTGCTAAGTATTATCATGAAAATAGAACTAACAGTAAATGTGCTATTTTAAATGTTCTTCAAGGTCGTAAGATTAGTGAAATACAAAATTGGTATAAACATATTTCCAAATATAAGTTTGAAGGTTGGGGATTGGGTGGAACCAGAGGTAATTTAGGTCGTATTGTTCCTGCTATGTTGTTCTTGATTGAACATGGTGAATTTGCCAGAGAAGAATGTAAATGGTTTCATGTGTTTGGTGTTACCTCTAATGAAAGTATGGTATATTTTCAATATCTTCAAATGTTATTGAACAAATATGATATTGATGTTCAAATTACTTATGATTCAACGGCATGGAATAGAGGATGTGTATATGGTAACTATATGTTACGACCTAAGTATGTTACAGGTAGTGGTATGGAATCTATGAGTTGGTCGAGTAATTTTGATTATAAAAAAATGGCCAAAGATTTTAAACTTCCGTGTTCTTGTCCCGTATGTTCTGATATTAAAGATGTTTATGGTTTTTTTAATTATTATGAAATGAAAGAAAATAAAGAAACTAAAAAAGTAGAAGAAACGATTGTGTTTAAAAAATACAATACTACAATAGGGTTTCATAATTTATATCTTCAATTAGATTATCTTGAAAATGTTCAGCGTGTATTAGATTGTGGTATACCAGAGGTTTATCAGGAGTTTTTTCCTAAAAAGATAGCAGATAATCTTCTTTTCCTGGATAGAGTATTTGAAAATCCTAAAAAAAATTGGGAAGGTGAATTAAATGTTAGATTTTTAGATACTCATATTAAAAATGAAATGAAATCTAAAAAAGATGATGGTGGGGAAGGAGGTATTCAGAACGGTCTCGGATTGTAAATGTATAAATATATTATGAGGGGGTATTACTGATGGAAGAAATAAAACCAGATGGTGACGGTAAAATACATTTAAAGTTAGATCGTGATGATAGTGCTTTAGTTGTTCGTGCTGATGGGACTATTGAACTTGTTAGTAGTGAAATGGCAGATAATCAAGATGGATATGTTGGTGATATTGAAGATTTGAATAAAACATTTTCACTTGTTTTAGCTTTAGCCGCTTCGTTAGAGGATAAAGATTTATATGATCGTATTTTTCATAATTTGAATAAGGTTTTGATGAACCAGTGGGATAGCTTAGATGATGAAAAGAAAAACGATATCTCAAAAATAAGAAAAGAAAGAGAAGAAAAACGAACTGATGATGAAAAGGAAGAAAAGGATAAAAGAGTAGACGATTTTAAAGATAGGATGAATAGACATAGACAAGATTATTATGATGATCAACAAAGAAGAATGATGGAAGATTTATATAATGAAAAAGAGTTTTTGAAAAGAAATGAAGCTGAATTTGCAAAACCAAAAAGGAAAATAAAAAAGAAAAAAGCATCTTTAGCATACTTGAAAAATATTGCATGGAACCCTAATGATAAATCATTAACTGCACACTTTAAAGAATTTCGTGCTGATGCACCACCACCGGATGAGGAGGAATAATGAATCCCTTTGAATATGCGAATGACTTGATGGTAAAAGAAAGTTATGATGTTGATATTGAACAAAGAAAAGACTATAAGGTATTTCTTATTAATCGTTCATTATCATATCAACCAGACTTGATTCATATTATTAATGAGATGAATAGATATCCTGATGTTGAAAAGAAATTACATTATGATTTTCTTCATAGTATTATTCCGAAGAAGAAACGTCCAAGAAAGTTTTGGATAAAAGGAAAGAAGTTGGAGAATTTAGCACTAGTTAAAGAATTTTTCAAGTATAGTAATTCTAAAGCTGAAACAGCATTATCAGTCCTCACTGATGGTGATATAGAATATATCAAGAATAAGATGAATAAAGGTGGTATGTCCTGATATTATAAATATATATAATGATTTTATAAATTTATTGAATTGAAAGGAATAGGACAATGACTGATATTATTAAATGGTCTATGGAAGATATGATTGAGGTGAGGTTGAAAGAAGATGATGACTTTCTGAAGGTTAAAGAAACCCTCACACGAATTGGGATAGCTTCACGAAGGGAAAAGAAGTTATATCAATCCTGTCACATACTCCACAAACAAGGTAAGTATTATATAGTTCACTTCAAGGAATTGTTTGCACTTGATGGTAAGCCAACAAACCTTTCCGAGAATGATCTTGAACGAAGAAATACCGTTGTAAATCTTTTACACGAATGGGATTTGGTTGAAATTATATCTCCTGAGAAAGCACAACCAACGGTTTCAATTCGTCAAATGAAGATTCTACCATTCAGTGAAAAATCAGAATGGGATTTACAAGCTAAGTATTCTATAGGAAATGTTGGCATGAGGACTACTAATAAGGAGTCTAATAGTGCCACTGAAATAAGTGATGATGTTTTTAGGTAAATGTGTTTTGATTGGTAGTATATTTCTATCCGGCTGTGTCGGTTTAGAAACATTTTTAATTGGTGTTACAGGTAATGTAACATCTCAATACATTATTAATAATGTAGATTTAAAGGAGTATGATCCCGTGAATGTAAAAATAGTAAAATTAACAAATGGTGAAGAACTAATAGGTGAGTTTGACGATGAAACAAATACAATAACTAATCCGGTTGTTATGATTCCAGTGGATAAAGAAAAGATTGCTTTTCAACCATGGATGCCTTATTCGGAAGATAAGTCATTTACAATAAAAGATGAAAATATACAGACAATAGCTACTCCAAGCAAAACCATCGTAAATGAGTATAGTAGAGCCTTTGGTAGTGGTATTGTAATGCCCTAAATAGTTCCTTGACTTTTTGAACCTTTTTTGTTATAATATATATTATGAAGTTTTATACTTATGTAGCTAAAATTGGGAACAGGATATATACCCGTGAAATAGATAATAAGGGTGAGCGTTACTCTGGTTATACTAATTTCAAACCAACCTTATATCTCCCATCACCAGAAGAAAAATCTGATTACAAGAGTTTAGATAATAAACCACTTGGGTCACATACTTTCGGTTCTATCAAAGACTGCCGAGAATTTGTTGACTCTTATGATGGTACTGTAAATTATTCTATTCATGGTAATCGTAATTATGTATCTCAATACATAACAGAAACATATCCTAACATTCAATGGGATACTTCTAAAATTACAATATACAATCTTGATATTGAAACATCCATTGATAATGGCTTTCCGAATATCCGTACAGCAAATTCTGCTATAACATCCATTACAATCCATAACAGTATAGATGATAAGTATTATGTTTTTGGGACTGGTGATTACATACCTGATCAATCTGATAAAACTATAAATTATTTTAAAGCAGATGATGAACGTGAGATGATGAATATGTTTTTGAATTGGTGGAAAGAATCACCACCTGATATTGTTACAGGATGGAATTGCAAGTTTTTTGATATTCCTTATATTATTAATAGACTTGAAGTTCTTAGTCTTGAACCAAAATATCTATCACCGATAAAGAATATATTTGAAAAAAATGTAAGGATAGCAGGACAAGAAAATCAAACATATCTTATAACTGGTATTTCTATTATTGATTATCTTGATTTGTATAAAAAATATACTTACAAAGTTCGCGAATCATATCGGTTAGATTATATTGGAAAGGTTGAGTTGGAGTTGAGAAAAGATCAAGATGAAATTCCAGGTTATGAGTTATACAAAACAGATTATCAAAGTTTTATTAATTACAATATCAGAGATGTTGAGATTGTAAAGAAACTTGATGAAAAAATGAAGTTGATGGATTTGGTTATTACGATGGCCTATGATTCTGGTATTAACTTTGAGGATGTATATTCTCCAGTAAAAACCTGGGAGTCTATTATCTATCGCTTTCTCAAAGAAAAGAAAATAGCTATTCCAGTCAAACCAGAAGGAAGTGAATCACGAAGTATTGAAGGTGGTTATGTAAAGGATCCACATATTGGTTTACATGAATGGGTTGTAAGTTTTGATTTAAATTCTTTGTATCCTCATTTGATCCAACAATACAATATAAGTCCTGAAACTCTATATAAAGGTCCTGTTTGTGATAATTCCAAAAATATTGGAGTTAAAGGATTATTAGAACAAGAGCTAAATACTGATTATCTTAAAGAAAAAAATATAACATTGACTCCTAATGGTGTTCATTTTAAAAATGATAAACAAGGCTTTCTTCCACAATTGATGGAGAAGATGTATAATGATAGAGTTGTGTATAAGAAGAAATTGTTAAAAGAACAACAAAAATTAGAAAGTGGTGATTATAAAAATAAACAAAAAGTAATTAATAATATATCTACCTATAATAATATTCAAATGTCTAAAAAAATATTATTAAATAGTGCTTACGGTGCTTGTGCTAATCAATATTTTTTATACTATGATCCTAACTTAGCAGAAGCTATTACCATGTCTGGTCAGTTGTCTATTAGATGGATTGAAAAACATATAAATATGTATATTAATAAATTGTTAAAAACAGAGGGTATTGATTATGTCATCGCGGCGGACACTGATAGCGTTTACATTACGTTTGACAAATTGGTTACTAGCGTGTTTCCGGAGAGAGTATCGACTTCAAAGATTATCACCTTCTTGGATACGATCTGTACGGATAAAATTCAACCATATATTGACCAAGGTTATAAAAATCTTCATTCGTATGTAAATGCTTTTGAACAGAAAATGTTCATGGAACGAGAAGTAATTGCTGATAAGGGTATCTGGACAGCAAAGAAAAGATATATTCTTAATGTTTATAATAATGAGGGAGTATCTTA